AGCAGCAGCCTTCTCCGCAGCAGCCTTCTCCACAGCAATACGCTCCTCCTCCGCCTTCTTCTCAGCAGCAGCCTTCTCCGCAGCAGCCTTCTCCACAGCAATACGCTCCTCCTCCGCCTTCTTTTCAGCAGCAATACGTTCCTCCTCCGCCTTCTTCTCAGCAGCAGCCTTTTCCGCAGCAAGACGCTCCTCTTCAGCCTTCGCCTCATCTTTCAGTTTTTCATCGTTTAAATGAAACAAATATCCTATAAATATTCCAATTGCATAAATGTAAAGTTTTTGTATATTTTCATCACATTTATTTTCATCATTTGGTGGATTACATGAATATTTTTTTTTCAATAGTTGTGAATATTCGTTTATCGGTTCTTTTTCCAACTTATTTAATTTTGTTATAAATTCTTTTAATTTTTCAAATTTTGATAGATTGACTTGTTTTGTATTTTTTATCGATTTATTATTTTGAAAATTATGAAATGAATATAAAATTGCAAAAATATTATATTCATCCTTTTCATATATCAAATTTAAATTAGCTTGTTGAGGTGAAATGTTAAAAAAATTGTAATATTTAAAAATATAATTAACAAGATTATCTAAATCTGCAGTATCTTCAGTATTTTGACTAATATTTTTCCAATAATCTGGTGCAATCAGTGACAAATGCGTTTGTATATCTCCTGTTAAAGTAATAATATGTGAAGAGATTTGAGATTCAGCATTTTTTGGAGATAAGTATTTCAATTTTTTATTAATTTCTTGATCGATATTTTTTGTTTTCTTGGGAATAACATATTTGTTAAGAAAGTTTTTGATATCATCTTCGTTAATCACACTATGTGTCATACATCTAATATAATATATAAAAAAAAACAATCAAAGTAGTATTTCAAGTAAATTTGATAGGAATTGGGGTAATATGTGTCGTCAACTACATTCTATCATGGTTTAGAAATAAGTCTTTTCACAGGTTTTGTAGGTTTTTTCACAGTTTTCACAGGTTTTGTAGGTTTTTTCACAGGTTTTTTCACAGGTTTCACAGGTTTTTTCACAGGTTTTTTCACAGGTTTTTTGGATAAAGAATTAATTCCACCCCCTAATTGAGTACAACCCATAATTGCATTGGCTGAATCGATAGGCATCTTTCTAACAAAATATGATATTTTAAATTTTTGTAAAGCATTTTTCCAATGCATATTCTTGACTTTCATCTTCTAAGACACCATTTTTGATATTTTTTAATTTTTCTTTAGCTGATTGTAAAGCAACTTTATGTTTTTCTAAATTTTCTATAACTTGTTCTTTTTCATCAATAGAATTATCTTTCATAATGTCTTTTAATTTTTGAATGTTACTTTTCAAAACTTCAACATGTTCTTCCATTTCTTTTTGTAAATTCTTATTTTTTTCTGATATATCTACATTAACCTGATAATATACTGGGTAAGCAAATTGTTGGATATCTTTTTCACGATTGAGATATGAAATATATGGTGAAATATTGTCTAGGTATTTAACAACACCTTGTTGTGTAAACTTACCATTTTCCAAATATTCTTTACTGAAGCTTTCGTAAGATTCTGGCATATCATATTCTTTCATCAAATTTATAAATTTAATCATATCCATTGGATTATTAGTGTAAGGTGTAGCAGACATAAGAAGTAATCTAACACTGTTTTCTTTAGAAATAGCGTAAGATTGGCGAATCATTTTCTTGATAATATTGTAATCAGGTCTTTCGATAATTGGTAGATCTGTTGAAAACAACTTATGAACCTCGTCAATAATAACCAGTGTTTTGCTTAACATATCATCTTTACCATTTCGCTTGATCATAATATTTGATAAATCATTCTTACCAGATAACATGTTAGAGAACTGTTTGTAACTAATCGGTTGTATCCAATTTTTTGAAATATATTTGAATGGATTTTCAGTGGCGTCAGCAGGTATTTTAAAACCAGATTTGATTTTAGAACGAATATCTTTTGAACAAACATCAAGAAACATATTCTTCCAAATATCAGATTTCAAGGTATGTCTTGTAACCCATAAAATAGTATAATTATCTGGTTCAAATCCAGTGGATGCAATTGAAATAGCAGAACATGTTTTACCAGTTCCAACAGAATGCCAAAGAAAAAGACCTTTATAAGGAGATGCACTATTGAAATAGGAAGTTATGAAATTTTGCGTAGGAGTAAATTCAACACCTCTTGACTTCTTTTTCGCCTCACATTTATTTTGAATTTGTATTTTACCCCATTTATATTCAGTAAAATTAGTTCTAACATATTGTCTTGCTTTTAAAAACAATGAATCATTCCCCCCATTTTGTGTTTGTGTGCTTAAATAAGGTGGTAATACACTTTTAGCAAGATCAATTGTTTGATTGTCCCTGTTATAATTGAAATATAAACTATTTGAAATTTCAGGAAGATTGTCGTCATTACCATTCAAATCATGTATATTTCTAGTAAGTTCATAATCAATAGCTCCGTATGTTGTAAGTAGTTCTATTTCCTTACTAAACGAAAGTTTTTCCAAATCAATCCCACTATGAGAAATAAACAAATCATTCAATGTATTTGAATTGTATTTTCTTTTCAAATCATCATTCAACCATATGTCATATTTGAAAACATGTAAAGGCCATCCCATATTGGGGTTAAAAATTAAACCTTTTTGTCCACAAAATCTAGTTCCTCTCCCAATAACTTGTTTTTCTTCAGCATCAGTAATAAGTGGTTCTAATAAATGAACGTATTTGACATCAAAAAGATCAATACCTTCCTTATATCCCTGATCTATAATGATAATTCGTATATTTTTACCATTTATATTATTGTATTTCATATTATTATCATTGTTGTTTGAACTACGGTTATTGAAGACTTTTAAAATATTCCTTTTCAAAGTAGTTGGAAATGGTTTGTTGTATACAGTTCCTGAACTTAATAAAGCAAAATTGTCGAATTCATTTTCATATAGATTTGAAAATATTTTCAAATTGGAATCATAAACATTTTTGAACCCGTTTGAAATAAGTCCTGTTGCTATTAATTTCACTCCAGAAGATGCTTTTTTATTATCTGTATATATAACATGTTTGTAAAGAGTTTCATGATTCTCAAGATCATTTTTGTCTAAAGTATCAATAGTTTTAATAAGGTCTTTGATTTTTGGAGATGAAATATGTAATCTATTAATAAATCTATCAATATCTAGATTTCTATTGTCAAATCGGTCTTTATCATTATTTAAAGAAGTATTTGCAACATTCCTTATACAAAGTCCTTTTTTGCTAATTTTCATAATACAAGTTGATTATTCTCTTATAATATATAAACAATTATTTCTTTGTATAAATATATACTCGAAATGATATGCGATGATTGCACTTATGATTTTCCAAACGCTAAACGTATAATAGTAATAGGTGATGTACATGGAGATATCAAAAGATTCAAGTCTATTTTGATTCATGCTAATATCATAAACAATGACATGGAATGGATAGCACAACCTGATACAATTGTTGTGCAAATGGGAGATCAAGTTGATAGTTTAAATAGAAATACAACAGAAGATTGGGAAGTCCTTGATGATATTTCAATGATTCATTTTACAAATACCATAGACAATATTGCAAAATCAAAAGGAGGTAGACTTTTATCTCTTATTGGAAATCACGAACTAATGAATACTATGGGAAATTTCTCATATGTTTCAGATAACAGTAAAACCGTCAATAGAACTGCTTCTTTTATGCCAAAAGGTTCTTTATCGCATATACTTGGAAATAGAAATTTAGTACTAAAAATAGGTAAATTATTCTTTTGTCATGCAGGAATACGAAAAGAACATCTAGATCTTTTGGAAAAACATAACCGTTCAATTTCTTGTCTCAATGACATATGGAAAAACTATATCGTTAAAAATAATATTTTTAAAGATGATATGGAAATTTTTGCGACATTAATCAATGGTCAAGATGGTATTTTATGGACAAGAAATTTAGAAAATGAAGAAAATATCAAATACATTCTTCAAAAGTTGGATTGTTCTTATATCTTTATAGGACATACAACGGTGCCAAATGTCGCATTATATAACAAGAGTATATGGTTGACAGACACTGGTATATCAAGGGCTTATGGAAATCAACAATTTCAGTATATTGATATTTTGAATAATCATATTACGGTAAAGACAATTGATGTAAATAAATAAAAAAATGAACAGTATATTGTATAATCTACAATATAATATGAACGAAGGTGCAGACAAATTGTTTGAAGAAAAATCAAAGATTTTACAAGTTCTATATGAACAAAAGAAAAGCAAAAGATCGACAACTAGTATAGATAAAGATAAAATAGATTACAGTGTCAGCAAAACACTGGCATCTATTTCAGCTGTTAAGAAAAAAAGTAAAAAGGTATAAAATTAAAACATATTTATAAATCAATGAAGATCATTAACCACCAAAAAACAACCTATTTAAATGAAATAGATGATCAAATTTACAAATTTATAGCAGCAGATAAGAAAATTGATTATTCCCTCGACATTTTCACAAATTCCACCAAAAAAGAAATAGATGCAAGAAAATGTGAGATCAAATCTTTTATTAAACAGTTAAATGAGCTCAAAAAGTTACCTTATATGAAACAGCGGTCTCAAGAATGGCTTGATGCAAGAAAGAATATACTTACTGCATCGAACCTAGACGATGCTTTGTCTAATAATTGTTTAAAGTTAGCAAAAACTAAAGCTGGGGTTATTATTGATAATACTGATTATTCAACAATTGCTCCCCTTAAATGGGGAACTATGTTTGAAGAAATGGCATCAAGGTGCTATTCGCAAAGACGCAATGATATATGTATACATGAATTTGGTCTTATAATAGATAAAAATCAAGATCATTTTGGAGCATCTCCTGATGGAATCACAGATCATGGTATTATGATTGAGATTAAATGTCCATATTCAAGGAAAATTCAAGATGGGCAAATACCAAAAAAATATTATAAACAAATACAAGGACAACTCGCCACATGTCTTTTGAAAGAATGTGATTATATAGAATGCAATTTTGAATTATTTAACACTGAGGAAGAATATTTGGCAAATGTGTCTAATGAGACAAAAGTTGACCATGGTATAATTGCTGAATACAAAAATACATCAAATGAATATTTTTACTTATATTCAAGCCCATATTTAACAAAACATGAAACAATACAAAACATCAATGATCAAATTCAAGTGACGTCAAACGATTCCAGATTTATGAAAAAATCTTATTGGATTTTGAAGCAAATTAATATTCAAAAGGTTTTGTTTGATGATGAAGAATGGTCAAAGACTATTCCAAAAATACAAAATTTCTGGAATATGGTTGAAGAATGTAAATTATTGCCTATTGAAGAAATGAAGAAAAAAACCAAATTTAACTTTATTAAAGATGATTAAGCTATCATTTTGTCAAATAAAATATTATATTGATTTATCATGTAAACCATACCAAAATCCTTTTTTTCTTTGTTACTATTTGCACATTTGCTTTCATAAAAATCGATAGTTTTGTTTGCTACCTTTTTAGGATCTCTGTTCATACAACCACAAGAGTAAAACCCTGTTTTATTACAATTCATGAAACATATGGGATCTCGTGATATATTTTTGGACATAAAAGCTTTGAATAAATCATGTCCTTTAGAATCTAAAAATATATCTCCATCATCACTTTGTTTATATTTAGTGTATATTAAATGAATTTTGGTGAATAATGGTTTTTTCCCAACAAAATTTTTTTCATTGGTCATTTTGAGAGAAGGCATCATATTTTTAACAGTATCTGCACGTACTTCATAAATTTTATCATGAAACTCAAAGAATGGTGCTTGATATATCAAAACATATATAGGCGATTGAATTGTTTTCATTCTATTTTTATTTTTAATAGTTTTTAGGTTTTTTTCTACATCTTTCATTATATTTTCAATTACATCATTGAAAGACAATGAATAATATTCTATGGTTGAAGTTAAAAAATTATTTTTCAAATAGTTTTCAATAGATAAATCATCTATATTATGATTAATACATCCATATGTCAATAAAGGTTTCTTTTCATCAACGTCTTGTAACTTGGGAAAGTTGTAAAATATGTCATCTTTTTCATGAAAATTGAAACCAGATTTGTATTTTGAAAGTGTTGTTTCATTTTCAAATTTTTCAAAGGTAAACTCTTCAACATTTTGTTTGAAACAAAGTGTGTTGTACAAAATGATGGAAAGACAAATAACTAAAATTAAAAATGTTATTAATATTCGATTCATCTTTTAATAGATAAAAATAATAAAAAATAACAAAAACCATATTTTGTAATATCGAGATACATTATAAATTAAACAATAATTGGCGGGGGAGTTGGTTGTGCTGGCGGGGGAGTTGGTTGTGCTGGCGGGGGAGTTGGTTGTGCTGGCGGGGGAGTTGGTTGTGCTGGCGGGGGAGTTGGTTGTGCTGGTGGA